CTTGGAAATCCTTTGTCATTTGTTCTACCAGTGAAGTAGTAGGAACTATGATAACAGTTTTCTTGTTGTAGTATCTTGTAAGTAAATATATGATAAGGGATTTACCACTTGCAGTAGGTGAAAGTAAAAGTTGTCTTCCGTATTGAATTGCAGTATTAAATGCATCTATTTGATAATCTCTAGGTTCAAAAGGAAGGTTTAAATCTGCTAACCATGACTGACTAACTTTCTCTCTTTCCTTTTCTCCTATAACGTCTTGTATACCAGTAAAGTCATATCCACGTTCTCTACAGAAATCGTCCACGTATGGAAGTAAACCAATATAAATCTTATGTGTCTTTAAAGAAAACAGTCGAACTTTTCCGTCCCAAAATTTATTCTTATATGAAGGCATGAACTTTGCATTTGGAACTGTATATGAAAAGAAATCATATAGGTCTCTTGCAAGTCCGTCATCACAATGAACCTTCATAAAGACTTCGTCTATTTTTTCTACTCTAACCATGTGAAGCAAATTTCCAATTACAAGATATAGAATACCTCTCACTATTTCCTAAAACTGGAGAAGTGTAGTGTATTAGTGTTGAAGGAAATACAAACATATCTCCCTCTTCGGGTTCCACCACAACTCGTGCAGTTCCGAACCCATTTAACCCAACCTCACCATATGTAAGGTGGAGTTGACCCTGTTGTTCTGTATTACTATTGTTCTTATATGATTCTGCATTCTCGTCTATATGTATAGAAGGAAATATAACACATACTATATCACATATTGGATAATGACAATGTGGTGGATTATACTCTAGTGCAATTTGTTTATTATACCATGCAGAATCCATTACGATATCAGAATCCTTATCAAAGTATCCACTATCGACTTCTTTGATATATGATTGTATATTTGATTTTAGAGTATTGAATACTTCAGTTCGTCTTAAAGAATCACCGATAAACTTTTCTTCTTTGATATAACCAACAAGAGTTTCAGTTGCGTCCATTTGCATAGGATTACAGATTTCTAATAGAGATTTAGATTCTGATTCAGACAATTTATACTTCGCAACTCTAGGCCCGAATGCACGTAATAGTTCCATTTTATTTGAAAGGATTACCTACTAACCACCCTACTAGTGATGTTCGAGTTCCTCGTGTGACTGGTGTGACTTGGTGGTGAACGTCTGAAGGGAATATGATAATACTACCTCTTGTCTTTGCACTGAATGGTGCAGTCTTTTTCATATTATCTAAAAGAATATTGTTCTGACCTAATTGTAACTTATCAAAAGTTCCAGTAGGTTCTAACCATTCAAAATGACCACCTTCATATTCATCGGGGTCTGATAATTGAATAGTGCAACTTAACTTACGAACCTTTCCGTCTGTTCCATGTTCTTGTCCAACTGGGCCTGAATCTGTATGCCATGTATAGAAATCACCTTTCTTTTTGTTAGGTTGTTCTGCATATTTGGTGAATTGAAAGTTTTCAAAGTAATCTAAATCCCAGTTCCAAAGATTATCTCCTCTTGCATACTCAACTGCACTTGCAAGTTTTTCATGGAATGGTTGTGGTAATTCTTCATGTTGTAACCATTTTACTTCTGACCTTCTAATTTCGTCTCTTTCACTTCCGTCTATTGTTTCTATTCCATCAGGGTCAAAACCTGCGAATCCGACTCTTCCACCTTCCCACTCTTTTCTATTTGCACATGCAATTATAGTATCAACTTCTGTTGGGGTGAAATATCCTTCTGCAATCCAAACATAGTTTTGATATATCATTATGAACCTGCCATGAACTTTCTCCAATCGATTGTATTCTTAATCGTTTGGTGTCTCCAAGTGATATTTTGCATACACTCTTTAAGATATTCTATTGTTACTTTTAAGTATTCGATTTTTGCATTCAGTTCTTGAATGTCTTTGTCTGAGTTATAGAACAGTTGTAAGTCGTTTTTCATAATTTTTAATCCGTCCAATGGGTCGTCTGACCAACCTAACTCTTGAATTTGTTCTTGAGACATTTTTCCGTTATACCATAACCACTTGTTCTTTAGAAGTGTATCATATTTGTATTGATACTGTTTCATAACAAGTATCTTACTGGATAACAAGTCTTGGTATTTTGCGTGGAGTTTAGGGATTTCTAAAGAAGACTTATCTAGTTCGATATCGTCAATTTCACAATCCTTTTCCCACTCTAGTTTAATTTCATCTAAAGTCATAATATACTATTATACCATATTTATGGTATTTTAGGAAGTGGATTCTATGTCGTAATATGTAAATCTGAATTCAACTGTTGCAACAACAGCGTCGGTTTCTGAACCACTTTGCAATTCTATACCACTGAGAGATATAGGGAATGCATCATGGAATCTGAAAAATTTATTTGGTATGTTTTTATTAGTGTTGACCACTATTGTAATGTCTGAATATTGTGCAAGGTCGTTAGTAACGTCACTGTAATTACCAGTTGCAGTCTTTTCCGTACCAGTAAAGTTTGCAAAGGCAGTTGGGTCTGAAACTGGAACGATTGCATTCATCCAATCATACATTTCTTTGAAGTTTGCAAGGTCTTCGTCTACTAAGAATGATACACTTAAGGATTCAAATGACACTTTATCGCCTGGGAAAAATGCATCTAATCCTACACCCGCTGCACTTACTGTCTCTGTAAATGATAAGCCTGGGATATTAACTGATTGAACATAGTATTCCACTGCTGGAACTTTGTCAATTAGTAATCTAAAATTATTCTTATTAAGAATTGATTTGTTAATTTCAGTCAAGTTTTATAATCCTTTTTGACGTTGTGGTATCTTGATAATCATCACCACGATATTCTCTTTGAACTACCTCTTCACAAAGGTATCCTTCTTTAATGTATCGTGTAGATATGGTTCTACTGATAACGTCTGTTGTTTCTATACCATTTGGGAATGCACTTTTCTCCCAAGGGCCTTCTAACACTTTCACTGTTTTTGCATATTCTGACATAATTTATTCCTTCTAAAGGGGGTGAATAATTCCACCCCACAATACTATTTATAGTTATTTCTCATTAACAAACTCATTCAATTCAGATGCAACAGCAATAATATCCTGAGCATTGATTGAAGTAGTTATTAAAGGTTTCTTATCATCAGGGTGATTATCGTTGTGGGTATAAACCGCATCGTTTTTCCTAGATAAGTTTTCTATTAGTATAGACTGAGCCATACTTAGTAAGTCGGCTCGTATTTCATAACCTGATTTTCCATTTGACATAATTTCCTCCTTGTGTGTGTGTTTATGTCTGTATCATTATTGATACCTTATATTTAGTGCCAAAAAAAAGGGTCTCGAAAGACCCTTTTTAAAAGTTCTAAACTTTTTTTACAGAATGTTTGATACTGCAAATTTTCTGTAGTATTGGTTAGTTCCTGCTGAAGCAAGTCCGTCTGAAGGTGTTGAACCAACAAAAGGATTAGATACCATTCCGTATCTTGTTTTGAAACCAATTTTTGGTTGGAAAGTATTCTCACCAACTGCACGAACCATTTGTAATGGAACGTAAGGGCAATAGAATAATCCAGCGTCATAAGGATTTGAACCTCTGTAACCAACTGTTAAGTAGTCTGAAGACGCATATGGGTCTATGTAGACTTTAACTCTTCCGTTTAATACACCAGCAAAAGTATTACCAGTATCGTCAACGTTAAGATTAGTTGATAAAGCAGGAGCGTAATCTAATACACCTGCCATTGAAAGAGCAGAAGCTACGTCTGAAGAACAAAGGATAAAGTTACCTTTTCCTCTTCTTGTTTCTTTAGCAATAACATTTGATTCTCTTTCGATTTGGAACAATAGTCCTTTGAACTTTTCTACAGACCATCTACCATTTGCATCAACGTCCAAGTTGAAAGTACCTGCTGAAGCTGTAGCAGCTGCACCAGTTTTCGCTTGGTTGTTAACACTTCTTACAACTTCCCTGTTTATTTCAGCAAGGATTTCTGATGATAGAATGTTTGCAAGTTCTGATTCTGCATCAAGGCCGTGGATTGCTTTAAGGTCTTGTGCAAGTTCTAATGAATATTCCGCTTTAAGTGCTCTTGACTTTGCTGTCACTGTAGCTTTCTCAATTGAGAATGCCATTTCAGCAAAATGGTTTCCAGCAGCGTCACCTAATGCTTCTGCACTAGCTGTTGACATACCGCCTGAAGTTTGTGACGCATAAGAACCATTGAATGGGTCTCCTGAGTGGTCACTTCCAACTGTTGTTGATGTTGTTTGAGCAGATGCTGAGTAATCAGTTCTAGCTTCGTTATGTAAAGCTTCTGATGTATTCAGTCTATCAGCGTCAACGTCATCGTTATATCTTGCTTTCATAGCAAAGATAAGACCAGTTGGGCCTGTCATTGGTTGAACACCGCAAATGTCGTATGCAACGAGATTTGGCATGGCACGTCTTACTAATGAAATCAAGATTGGATCCCAGTTAGAAATACCTGTACCTGTGGAATTTAAAGGTGCTGCTTCTGCAAGAGTAGCTCTGTCTTCGTTAAGAGCGTTCTCTTGGTTTTCAAGGATAACAGCTGTGACTGCACGTTTGTAGCTATCTTCGATTTTTGGTAAATCGGAGTGTTCTAGAATCGGCTCCCACTTCTCCTGTAAGTTTTCTGATAAAAACATTTTAATATTCCTTTAAATTAACCTAATGGTTTAAGTTTTGATAATGCCTCTGAATATCTAGCAATTGAAGGGTCTAGGACTTTATCTTCGTTAGAAGCAAATTCTCCTGTTCCTTCTTCAACAACTGTATCTTCAGAGATGGTTTCACCTTCAATTGGGAAATAAGCTTCTTTGATTTCTGTTACTTTCTCTTGAAAGTCTTCGATATCTTTGAAGTCTACACCATTTGAAAGAGATTCCATTTTCTCTTTTTGTGATTCAGACAAGTCTTCACAGGCTTCTCTTATCACGTTACTTCTCTTGAGAGAGTCGTTCTCCTCAACAATTTCCATGTTTTTAGACACTTCGTTATCAAGTTTCTCTTCCATCTCATCGAGACGATTTGCGAGTTCGTCAATGACGTTGTACTTATCTTCAGGAACATCAACGTAGTGTTCTACGAATAATGTTTTTAACCCTTCGATAAAGTTTTCAGTCATTTCAGACCTCAAACCTCTTTCGATTGCAAGTTCATTTTCTTTCGTCCATTCATCTGCACAATAAGTAAGATATTTGTCAACTGCTTCCGCAAGGTCACCTTTGACTTTATCTACTGAGGTTTTTAATTCTTCTGAGTATTGAGACTCTAGTTCTTCTTTAATTTCTGCAACTTTAGATGTTACAGCAGCTTTGAAGATTGTTTTTGCTTTTTCTTGATTCTCTTCTGAAAGTTCAAGAGCTTCTGAGATTGCAGATAGGTCGTCTTCTACTTCTATCTCGACTAATGAAGATTCAAGTTCAGCAGAAGTTTCTTCGTCAACAGATTCCTCTTTGACTTCTTCTTCCTTTTCTTCTTCTTCTTCGTCTTCATACTTTTCACGAATCTTAGCAACTTCTTCGTTGTCAAGTTTCTTTAGTGTTTCAACGATTTTTCTAGCGACTTCTGCTTTTGTCAAGGTCTCGTCAACTTCGTCTTCTGATATAGCACCAAAAGTTTTTTGAAGTTCTTCTTTAGTCATTTCCTTCATAGTGTTGACGATAGCTTTAATGTTTTCCATTTTAGATGTTTCAACAACATCTTTTTTAGAATCTTCTTCACCTTCTTTGATTTTTTCCATCTTTTCAGGTTTGTCTGCACCTTTCTTCTGAGCGTCACCTTCGTTTGAAGGAGCTTTCTCAGCAGCTTTTACTGATGCAACAGCTTTGTCAACAGGATTTTCTTCAGGTTTGACGACATCTCCCTTTCCGCTTTCGATTTTCTCAGCGTCGGAAGACCCTTGTTTTACTGGCTTCTTGTCACCATCTTCAGCTTTAGCGTTAGGTTGTTGACCTTCCTCTATAGCTTCAACAGTCTCTTCGACTGTATCTAGGTTATTTTCTAACTCTGCCATGTTTTTCTCCTGTTTGAGTTTACTTTTTTATTTATATGTTAAAGACTCTCAACGAACCTTTTCCACTGTTTAATTGTAACTTCTTCCAAATTATTCGACTTAGCAGACCTAATTTCAGTCTGCATTTCGTCAAATTGTCTTGCAGTAAGTAATCCGTTCTCATATACCCACTCTGTACCTTCCATAATTCCGTTAACGAAAGCTTCAGGTGCAGAAGGGTCTGCAACGATATCACCTGCTGTTGCAAGTTGAAAGTCATCTTTTACGTATTGAGCACCACCTTTTTGTTCTAGGGAACCTAGTCCACGAGATGAAACTCCTAATTTAGCACCATCATCAATCAAATTTCTTACGATTTGACCATTGGGGGTACTTAAAATCTTTGCACGTCCCACGTAATTGTTACCATCTTCTTCTAATTTGGTAATCATGTGAGACACTTTGTCTAAATTGATAGTTGGCCCTTCGGGGTGTCCTAACTCACCGAATGCTCTATCCTTTTCAACGAATTCTTTGACGTAACGTCCTACTTCTTTCTGCATAACCTCTTTAGGATATACTCTTCCGTTACGATTCTTAATTTCGGATTGCATAAAAATACCTTCGATAAAGTATTCTTTTTGTCCTTTTTCGTTCTCCTCTACTATGATTGGAGAAACACTGTAATCATTAAACTCTGATATTAACTTCATTGAAAATTTCCTCTATATCTATATTTTCTTCCTCAGACATTTGTTTTATGACACTCTTCATGGATTTCATTTCTTTCTCTGCAGTTTTCATATCCTTGTACGTTGCACCTCCGAAGTCTTGTCCATTTACGTATACATGAACCTTACCTCTATATTCAGTGTAAGTGATTACTATCTCCTTACCACCTACTTTAACAACGTCTCTCTTGAGTTCTTTATGTCCACGAGGAAGTTTAAACTTTGCCTCTTTTAACTCAACAGAAATTTCTGCAAATGAT